TATATTTTATATGCTGTCTCTAGCAACTTCAGCAGCGGATGTGCTGCCTTGCTCTGAAACATCCATTAGTAGAGCGTAAACTCTAAGTTTACCTGCTGTAAAGGTAGCACCGTCCCCTGCAAAAACAAGGTCTAGTGTATCTGCTGTAGCAAGAACAACTTCTGCTGAAGGTGTTACACTTGGAGCGTATGCACCATCTGAAGCACCATCAATGTCAAATGCTGTAACATATTCGTCAACGTCTGCTGCACCCAATGTTATAGTAGCATTTGTACCTGTATTCATTGTTGCGCTTTCGACAACTTGAACACCTGCGTGAAGTATATGAGTGTTAGCTGGTAGTGTAATACATTGTACTGTATCTGGTGCTGAACAATCAATAGCTTGTGCAGTCAAGTCAATTATTAGTTCGACTTGATACGGCATACGGCCTCTGTTGGAGTTACCTGTAGCAGGAAGTAAAAGTGATGTTATAGTAGCCATTTTTTATGTCCCCCTACGCTGCGTTATATTTGGCGTTAACAAGAGCTTCTGGTCGAAGAATCTTTCTGCCATATAAGTGCATCCCACGAACAATATCGCTGAATGAATCGGGGTCCCGATATGACTCAACTTTACTGATCTGTTCTGCGGTTGCAACTGCACTATCGTGTCCAGCAACAATAACCCCGAAGTTTGCATTTTGGTTTGCAGAGCCAGATGTTCCTGGTCCAGTACCTACTGCAGGTAGATTGTTAGACTGATATACACGGAAACCGTGCAAGTTGTTTAGTAATAGACCGTTTTGAAGACCTGATCCACCGAAGTCTGAATTTAGAAGACGTGAATCTTCATCTTTCAATAGTTCGATAAATACAGAATCTAAGCAGATCCATCTGTTACGAGAGTCAACATTTTGTTGATCAAGTAGTCTCGCCATTCTAGCAATTACCTGTAAAGGTGAAGCTGTGGCAGTTGGCTGTGCAGTTGCACCACCAAAACGAGGTACAAGAGGAATCGAATGATCTCCTGCAGAACTTGTTGTGATGTTACCAAAGCTACTTTTGATTAGCTTCATACTAGAAAGTAGTTCGTCTGTACCAGCAGTAGATACTGCTACAGATCCATTTACAGTTGCGTTAACTGTGTCTGGGTCAGAGTGAAGTGAAGACTGTTTGTAACCAGCTAGGTATCCAAGAACGTCTTGGTCCATTTGGTCAGCTAGTCTATATGCTGCACGATCAGTTGCGAGATTCATAAAGTCAATGTGACTGTGCGCTTCTTCAATATCGTCGATTTTAAATGCAAAGTAATTTGATTTATCGACAGTAAGTTGAAACTCTTCGTCATCAAGATCCTGCGGCAGTATTGTAGTACCACGAGTGTACGCCTTTACTGAAACTTCAGGTTCTTTCATTATTTTTACTGTATCGCCTTGGTTTGCTATTTCACCAAAGTAATCGTTATTGGTTATAGCATTAGCAACGGCAGACTTGCGAAATGCAAGTTGTACCTGTTTGCTGTAGATAATGGGTGAAAAATTACCGTTTGGTAAATTACCGTACCCACTTGCTGAAGAAAAAGCCATTGTATAAAATCCTCCGTTAAGATATGGCTATGTGAAGTAAACACAACTTATATCCACTAAAGGGGCCTGTCGTTTTCTAGGGTGCAATTTAATTTTAGATCCGTCGATCTTGTTTTAAACTGGGCCTATACTTGATAGGGTAGTTCTTTGCGGCTTAGTGTTTGGTGAAACATATACATTAAAATAAAACAATTCGTGTATATGTGTATAGTTATACTTACAAAATTCTAAGTGTCAAGTCTTTTTTGACATATCGTAAGTAAACTTGCCCTCTCGCATAGCAGCCATAATCTCATCGGATCTTTTAGCATACTCACGGGGAGACATTCGGTTGACCACAGACTCACTAAGATACTTTTTAGATTCATCTGCTTCTGGTGAGGTTCTAGTTCTAGCTTTAACTGAAGAAGCTGCAGCTTTGTCTGATGACATTGTAGTAGCTTTAGTTATGCCTTTATCTTGTTTGTATAAGTCAATGACACGAGCAACAGATTTAGCGTCATCCATATTTTCATATAGTGCATCTTTAACCCATTTAGGTTGTTCGTCTGCCCAGTTATGAAATTCGTCACCACTTCTAATTGTTTCAAAGTCAGGGTGTATACTAACAAGTTCAGCTTCAGCTTTTTCTCGTATTGCGTCTGCTCTGACCTGTTCAAACTCTTTCATTCTACTTTCTAAGGCAGTAGATCTTTCTGTTGCTTTTTTATCTGCAATTGATTCAACTATAGCAGCAACATCAGGGTGTTGTCTGGCCCAAGCGTCAACTTCTGCTGAAGACTTAGGTAAAACAAGTTCATTCTTTGATGCTAGGGTAAGTTGAGACTCTAGCTTTTCTACACGAGACTGCATTTCTTTTTCTTTTTCAGATGTGTATTTTCGTAAATCACCGTAGCGTTTCTTAAAAGATTTTTCTTCTGCTGTTAAACCTTCATCTTCGTCTTTAGTTTCAACTTTGTTTAAAGGGTGGTCGTCTGATATATCTTCTTGAGTTTCTACGTCAGGACTACGCCCTGCGTCTTTCATTAGTTGATCTAATTCTTCTTGATCTTTAGCTGCACGAGCTACGTTTCTGTTGTGTGCTGGGGAATTTACCACTACAGGTATTTCTTTTTGGACTGCTACTTCCGACATTAGTTACTCCTTTATGTTGGGGCCAGCAAATTTACTGGGTAGCCTTATTGTTATTATCGAGTTGTTTTTGTAGCTATTATTTTTTCTTTTTACGTTTTGAAGCTAGTCCCCCTTTATTAAATCCATACCCCCCTGTGTAGCCTTTACCGACTTGTTGCCCTAATTCTGTGGCTTTTTCTTCGGCTGTTTTGTTATTGTCTCTGTCCCCATCAGCATCGTTTTGTTTCTGTTGTTCTTCTAATTTAGCTTTAGCCGCTGCTATATTTTTCTCACTCTCACGTTTTAGTTCTTCTGCTGTGGCTTCATCGCTTAAACCCTCTAATTGTTTTCGCCTTTCAGCTAGAGTACGCCCACTAGAATCTGTTGTTAGTTTTATTCTAGCGGCATCGGCATCCCGTTTATTTTTATAAAACTTAGAAGTTGCGGTTGCTGTTGAAGGATCTAAAAACGTTTCGTAATCTCCTTCATATGTTTGTATGCCCGTGCCTGTTCGTGTTGGGTTGTTACGTCCTTTAAATATGTCACTAATTTTATTAAGGGATGTTGCTGCTCCACCTTCACTTAAAGGCTTACTTAATGTATCTCTCCAAGTTTCTATTTTAGTAATATCTAAATTAGACATATTTGTTAGTGCTTTTAATTCTTTACTTGATAATTTAGTAGTGTCTTCAAGTCTTCTATTAACTTCTTTTTGAAGTATTTCAGACATACTACTACTACCACCTAAAAGATTACCTAATGATTTTGCTAAGGCTGTGCCAGGAAGAAAACTTAAATTAACTTTAGTCCCCCCACTATGTATCGCCATAGCCATTGCTAACTCACCTGTTGTCATTCTAATAGGCGGTTTAGTTCCATCCCAAATGCTTTGATCTCTTTCTGGGTCTTCATTACGCTCCCTCTCTAATCTTCTTTGTTCAGCATCCACAACTGGATCTACAACATCTGCGTCAACTATTGCTCCTTCTTCGGTATATCCAGGTGGTACTGGTGGTATAGCTACCCCATTTACAAACCTAATATATAATTTATTACCTTCTTCGTTAATATATGTTTTTATAAAGGTACTAGGAGTTAAAGAAGCCATCTCTGTTACAGGGCCACCCTCATCAAATTCTCTTACGGGTGCATCCTGACCATCATCATATGTATTTAGTTCTTCATCAGAGAAAGGTAAGTCATCCATTCCTTCCATAGAAGCATCATCTACAGGTTCCCCACCCATACGACCATTTTCTTCCATACTAGCTAGTTCCATTTTAGCTTTGCTTCTAAGATCCTCAAAGAACTTAATGCCATAATATTGTAGAACATCTGCTGGCACAACATATTCGCCTTCACTTAATCGAGCAGGTATGTCATCTCTAACTTCCGAAGGCAAAGCACCTGGTGGTACTTCGTTACCACTTACAGGGTCTGTCTTTACAGGCTGGTCCCCAAATACCATATCAGTCTGTTCATTTAATGCCATTAATCTTATCCCTTAAATATTTTAGTTGACGAAACGCAATAATAGCACCCTGCGCTCTGTGTATTTCAATAGAAGTACTAGCCTGTTCTAAACTACGATGTGCTAAAGAAATTCTAACTTCTAGTTCTTCAGTAAAGGCATCCCACTCATTTTTGTTATTTACAAAAGTTTTAAGCGACATTGCCAGTAAACCCTTCTTCGCCTGGAAGAGGAGCCATTCCTGTACCTACTTGGCCTCCTCCGCCTCCTGTAGCGTCCATTGCGTCTGCTCCAGCCACTGCTTGGGGTGGACTCCCACTAGGTGGTGCTGCTGGCCCCATACCCTCTTGTTCTGGCGGTGGTGGTGGGGGCTGTTGAAAGCCTTTTAACAACTCTGCTTGAATAGCAGCATCTTGTAAGGAGTTAGTTACTTTGTCTGGATCTAAGTCCATACTCTTAGCTATTTCTCTAATGATAAAGTCCATTTTAGCAAACGGTGCTAATGCTGGGTTTTGCACTGTACCTAAGAACTGCATTAGTCGTTGACTACGTACCTCATTAGCCATTAGACTTTCTGTGCCACTAGCTTTAACTTCTAAGTCACCACGTATGTCTGGGTCAAAATCAAACTGCATATTAAAAGCAAAGAAAGCTCTGCCCATAGGAGCAATTAGATAGTCATCTACATTCTTAACTACAGAACGTATACTACCATTAGCAGCAGACATTAGCATAGATATACCTGACGCAGTACGTCCTACACCTGACACACCAGTCTGTCCGTGAGCAAAACTAGGGAAGCCTGTGCTTTCATCAGCTAACACTCTAGCTTTATCAAATAATTGCAGGTTCTCTTGTGCTACATTAGGAAACTTAGTACCAAACAATGCTTGCCCTGGCGCACCCCCTTGTCTGCGGAATACTTTACCTGGATACACTGACATATCCTGTCCTGGCACAAGGTTGGTTTCGTCAACCTCGATAATAAGATTACCAGATAGCGCAGCATTATCAATCGCCATACGCATAAAGCCGTTCATTAGTGTTTGGGTATCGTCCATGTTTTCGGCAATACCTACACCAAAGAAACTATATGGGTTGTGTTCAAATGGAACAGCGTAATATGGGATACGTGCAGGTTT